GTTGAATCGTTCCTATTATAATCATAATAGAAGGGGCTGTGCTTGTCCTTTGGGACAGTTTTCTTACTGTCCTCTACAACATAGTTCCCATTACCATTTAAAAGTAACATCAACTCATAACATCTACTAGCATGATGCTTGTAGATGTAATAGTTTTCCTGCACTACTTTGTAGATAGTATCATAGATTTCTTGAGGTGTTGCTTCAGCACAAGATAGTGCATCATGAGCCCAAGTCTCAAGGTTTTCTAAAGAATACTTTTTATAGTCCATTTAAATTACCTCAATTTCATTGAATTGTGATTGATAAACTACGATATTAACATCATGCGACTTGTGAGATCCTTTCCTAACCGTAATAGTAACGCACCTTTTATCAACAAAGTTGATAACTCCGTCAATGTTTTTGTAGCGAACTTTCATTCCTTCAGAAAACATCATTCTTCAGAGCAAAGTTCAACAAAGGTCCATTCTTTTGGTTCCTCACCATCAACTACATATTCCAAAAACAAAGCATCTGCATCATCAAAAAGTTCATTATCAATAAGATGGGCAATTTGAGATTGATAATGTTTTTCAATTGCATCAATTGTATGCTCACGAGAAGCATTAATCCAATTCACATTAAACATTAAAGGCAGCCTCAAGGGGTGTTTGTTTGATTTGCATGGCACTATATGGCCTGGTAGATGTAATTGGAACTACATTACCCACTGTTTTTGAATTAACTGGTGCGTGGTATTCTTTTGTTTTGGTGTTGTAGAATCCCCAGATTGAACGAACGGGAGCACCATGGTTATAATCAAACCGAGTGTGATTGCAAATCCAGATACTGATGACGTTACGTTTGAAATTTTCAAACTCATATGAGTATCCTTTTGGTGGTTTGTGTGGGAATTCTACTTTCATTTAATCAGGTTGTAAATGAATCAACGACGCGAGACTCTTCATCATCATGAAGATCAGAGAGTTTAAACCGCAGTGCCTTGGTTACGTACTCCATAATACGGCTATCATGAGAATTTTCATACTCATCACGCCATTCCAGAAGAACATCGTGACATTCATTATCGTTTTCTGCGATAACGCTAATCACTCCACCATATTCGGAAGAGGGAAAAGGAACCCAATAATCAACCAGATAAAGATACTTCATTTTTACTTTTAAATTACTCCTTAATTGTAGTAGAGATGTTGAGATTAGTCAATTGACGTTGCAACTCGATTTGAATTGGAATCAGATGAGAAACAAAGAAATGCTCATACTCATTTCCAGCAATCAAATTTGAAATGTTTTCAACTTGATTCAGGGCAAGAACCAGATTAATCTTAGTCATCGAAGTTTTCATCATATCCATCGTCAGATGCTGCGAACAAAAGAGAAACTCCAATGGTCGCAAGAACTCCGAGTGCAAATCCTCCAATAAAAATCATAAAAACTCCATCATGTAATAATCTACAGTGATTTCAAGTTCTGCTGCTTTTTGTTCATAAAAACCTTCGGTATATTTTTTTGCTTCTTCCCACTTTTGATAGGAATCGATTTCCGTCTGAGAGTGTTCCATAAAATCCTCAAATGCGTTCATGAATTCTTTAATATCCTCTTCGTTCATTTCACCTGCTCATACTTTCCATAGTATGCATCAAACATTTTAGCATCCCTTTGAATTAACCATGCATTGTATCCAAAAAATGCAATCAAGAAAACAACAAAAGTGAAGATGTACTTAGGAGGAAGATTCATGATCAGTTAAGAATAGAGAAGGAACCACAGAACTTACGAACCCACTGGAGAGTATCATAGTGACTGCGAGGTTTAGACATTACCATGCTCTTGTTAGTTACAGGATTGAGAGCAATAGCAACGTATTTGTGGTCACATTCTTGATACTCAGGGGTGATTTGTTGAATGAACATTTGCATCACCTTGCCTTCTTTCCAGTTGGTGACGTAGGAGAAGACTTCCATCAGGTGCCTCGTTTGGTATGTACTTATTATAGGGGCAAACCACCCCCATGGGAGGGTGGCTTGGACAGTTCCTAAACCGTCACTTGTTCATCTGGAGCGTGGGCACGGGCATCCCACCCTCAGTCGGAACGTAGATAGTTACGTTACCTTTCTGCGACCCTTCTTCGATACCAGTGATATACAGATACTGAAGATACTCACGGTTATCTTTCAGCGAGTTGCCGATGATTTGGTTTGCTTTAGCAACACCAGAAGCACGAATCACCTCAGCATCAGCAAGCTGCTGTGCAGAATCTTTCTTTGCTTGTGCTTCCAACACTGCTACCTGGCGAGTGTATTCTGCTTTTTGCAGTTCTGCTTTACCTTGCAGAGATTGTGCCCACACATTGTAGAGAGGTCCAACTACAGCATTGATGATAAACAGAGAGAGAATAAAAGAAACGCCAATGATACTAGCGTTGCGAACTGTGTTGTCTTGAGTCATTTTTTCACCTCATTGTAAATTTTCATAGCAAGGTCCATTACACAATAACCAAAGGCAAATCCTGCCATAATTTCAATCATTTAGACGAACCTCCAGAGTTCTTAAAGATCATATTAGCAAGAGCAATCATAGCGAAGTTCTGCCAGAAGGTCAATGATACATTGAACCAAGACAGAATAAGTCCAAGCAACCATGCTTCAAAGAATAGACTTGCTGTTACAATAACAACAGCAACAAAAGCAACACCAAGAGCAGTAGAAGTTTTCATAAATCAACAAGCAAGAGCACCAGAGGGGATTTCAACGATTTCGGGAAGTTTGGTATCGTCGTACCGATTCATATTGTAACACACCCAATCACCGTTGCGGAAGACATATGCAAACTCTTCGCTGTTGTCGGGCAGCAAATACTCACACAGGTCAGCATCAAGGCGAGGAGGGCAATTCTCACCACGAGCAGAATAATACTCTGGTTCGTTGTTGTCGTTCCAGCAATTACTCATGTCGCCACCATCAATCAGTTCAGCAGCTTTAGTACGAGTGTTATAATGGGTGGTGAGAATGCGACCCAACCATTCAGGATAACCATCCCAGTGGTGATACACAGAGAGCACAGAACCATTCTTGAGTTCGATGCCGATGCGAGAGCGGGTAGCCATGGGTTTGTTTGAACTGAAGTTAGTATAGGGTGAATTTGGACCAGAAGTGACCTAGAGTGGACAGTTTGAAAACCGTCAGTCCCAACTTACATTTTGCATCAAAAATCCAGGCATAACATAAGTCCAGGCCCCGAGACCATCAGTACCTCCAGTACCACCAATTTTGTACTCCCATTTGTACTCAAACTTATTATGGCTGTCCCAAGTCATATATCCTTTTTCTTTATCAAAACGACCTTTGATAGTCAAACCATGCTTGTTAGAGTAAATGTTACGGGTACGCAATGCTCCACCCTTCTCACGAGTTTCAATCACAACACAAGTATCGGGATAAGTTTGAATACCTTGTTCCAAAAGACAAGGAGTTTCATAACGAAATGGGCGATACGTTTGTTCCTGTGCAAAAGAAGGTGATGCAAGCAGGAAAGTAAACAGCAGCAGAACTTTTTTCATCCAATTACCCTCCAACAAACAGTAGCGTTGCCCTTACTCGTAGAAGAAATATGGGCAAAGGCAGCATAAGAAAGATCGAGGTCAGCATGACTATATGGACCACGATCATTCACCCTAACAATAACTTGTTTCATGTTACTTTGATTAGTCACCCGAATGCGTGTGCCCATAGGTAGATAAGGGTGAGCTGCAGTCCAACGATAAGCATCAAACCTTTCGCCGTTTGCAGTAACTTGACCATGAAATCCGTCTCCAATTCCGTAGTATGTAGCCACACCACATGCGAGACCAGCAATCAATGTTTCAATCATAATTATGCGTCATAACCTTCAGACTTTAAAATAGCACGGCGAGCATCGTATGCAGAAAATTCATTAGGAAATTCTGCAATTTTCTCAAATGGTTCACGACGGTATAATGCCCATCGTGAACTACCAATAATCCCACGAACTACAATGGGATTGTCGATACCAAGCGGATAAGGTTTCATTGAAATTCCTTCAACCTGATCAATATAAGGCATCTGCAAGGGCATTTGAGGAAGAGGTGGACAGTTCATCAACTGTCTCTTGGGCGATCTTGATTGCGTCTGGATTCACGTCTAACGTGATGCAATTCCGATTCAAGTTAAAAGCAGAAATTGCTGTCGTTCCAGATCCACAGAAGGGGTCCAGCACCCATCCACCCTCAGGACAAGACGACTTTATGATACGTTCTAACAGTTTCAGGGGCTTTTGTGTGGGATATTTACGCTTATTCTTCTCACTTCTGCTGATAAAGTATACGTCATCCCATAGATTCTGCACGGGAACACCCTTAGACTCATGAGAATAGATTTTTTTGTAAATATTGTTGCTGCCGAAGTGCAATAGACCCTGCGCGTCCAGATTTTCAAGTTTTTCCTTTGTTATACGGAATCCATACTGAGGATTGTATCCTTTGTATTCAAACCGAGCACAGGGACGACTCTTCTCACCAGTTACCTTTGCAAGGGCATAATACCCAATCTCATCCTTATTGTTGAAGCTATTCGCAGCATAGACTGGATCCAGAGAGGTATACTCAACCTCAAAATATGGACTACCCTTTCTAAACACCATGATGGAGTCCACAATGTTACCCCAACCATTCTTAATATTGTTCTTCGGACCACTACGTTTCCAGGAAATATTGGTGTAGAATGCATCCCGAATCTTTCGATCTACCTTAGAGAGAACCAATGCATTTCCAATGAAATTGTTGTGTGCATAGAGCCATCCGTCTTTATTCAATTTTGACCAACAGTTATTGATTATCTTAGCGTACCAATCAATATAGTCGTCAAAAGAACTCCAGGTATCAGAGAATCCTTTTTCCTGACCATCTTCTTCCTGCATGATAAAATCCCTCTGGAGACCAAAGGGAGGATCCATGTAAATCAGATCGAAAGTCTGATCAACTGTAGCAATTTCTTCTACAGGTTTCTTTAAAATTTGTACGGTCATTTGGCGTTAGGATTCTTCTTGTGCTTAGCAATAAAATTTCGGGCAGACTGTTCTGTTCTACAGACCTTCAACTGTTGACCATTATATATTACCATAAGTTGATTCCCAAAGGGAATAGCTGCATAGGTTCCTTTTCCTAGGATAAATCCTTCTTGCATAAAATCCTCATTTTCATTTGGGGTGGAGGACCACTAGGGTCTGTTTGGTGAAATTACAAAAAAATCGGGTTTTCACCCTAGGCCACGACTGGGTTCTCAGTGGGTCTAGGGTGAGACCACATGGGGTCACCGCTTGACCACGGAAACTGCTGCGTCGCCCTGCTCAAAGACAATATCAACCACATTCTGAATCTTCTTGGCGGTGCTGATACCAACCTTGTCGAACACAGGAACACACACAAGGCCGAAGGATTTGGTATACTGATCGAGAGCACCAGGGGTGATAGTACCAGAGCGAAGTCCAGCAGCATCATCTTTGTGCAGACGGATCACGCGACCGATAGTTTGGGAAATACCAATGTAATCCATCGAACGCATAAAGATCACAGCATTAAGACCAGACACGTTGATACCTTCAGACAGAATGCTGTGGTGAAGAACAACAAACTTCTTGGAGTCATCCTTACCCCACTCGCTGAGAGTGTCGAAGAACACCTCACGGTTGACCTTCTGACCATCAATCACAGCACCAGTTTTTGCCGTGATATACATGTAGGAGTAACCACGGAACCCAAGTTGAGTGATGAAATCAGACTCGGAGATGAGGCTAACAATGTTCTTGGTAGACTTAGCACAAACAAGAACTTTGTCGCACTTGTTGTCGTCAATCGTCTCCAGAAGATTGATAGAGTCACGAGCAGCAACACTAGTGAAATTGCTAGCAAGTTGCATCTGCTTCACAACAACCTTAGGGGGAATGATGAAACCTCCCTTAACAAGTTCAGGAGCAGGAACTTGACAGATTACCTGACCATAAACAGAACTATCGTTCATCCCAGGTTTGGAAATAGTAGCAGAATGCTTAGGAGTAGCAGTGAAGAAATAGCAGCGGTTAGCAACAGCAGCGAAGTGCTCCGTAGCAGGGAAAAAGTGACGTTGGACTGAATTGTGTGCCTCATCAAAGTAAATCGTATCGACTTCAATATCTGCTGCTTGCAGACGATTCAGAGAATTATAGGTGGTAAAGATCAACTGGTGGCGATTAGCAGCAGCACACATACCAGCGTGAACCGTAATATCAGCAGGTTTGGTAGTGCTGTAATGATGAGTTTCACCAGTGTGAACGTGCATCACTTCAACATCAACAATATGCTCAAGAAACTCAGAAGAGAGCTGCTCTGCCAGGAGAATGCGAGGAGCAACAACTACAATTGTCTTAGCAGTTTCAGACTCAAACTGACGAATAGCGTCGAAGATCATCTTCAGAGTCTTACCACCGCCAGTAGGAACAATCACCTGACCTTTGGTATATTTCTGCATCGCAGCAGTGGCGCGGGTCTGGTGGGGACGGAGTTGGATCACTGGATTCATCGCGTATGAGAGTATTATAGCAAAAAAGGGTCCCCGAGGGAACCCTGTGTGCAGGTTTTTAAACCGTCACA